GTATTTCCTGGCATAATTCAAAAAATTATCTTGAATAATCGTAACTTGCTCTATCTTCCCACACAAAGTTGAAGTCCATCGTTCCTCCTGCATATTCTCTTTCTATCACACCTCCCGTCTTGGTCTCACGCATGATTCTCCAACCAACGCTATTCTTGCCAACACCCATCGGAGCCCAACCTACATATTTAACACTATCACTTGCCTGATCCTCGAACGGCTCAGGAAGATATTCACTGAATGTTCTCACTATCGGTGCTGTAACTTTCTTCGTTTCCATTTTCTTCCTCTTTTAAGAAATTATCAAATGCTTTTACTAAATCATTTTCGTTAGCCTTCTCCTCTTCTTCATCATCCTCATACTCATCAAACGGATTTTGATTTTCTTCATCATTACCCTCATCTTCATCTTCGTATGCGTCGAACGGATTCTCATATCCACCGCCATTCATTCCCATACCACCCTGCATCATTTGTTGTTGCTGTTGTTGCATAGCCATATTCTTAGCCTGCATATATATGGAATTAGATGGTATATCTCCGCCATCCAAAGGCTTCATCTCATACTTCTCACGAACCTCGTTAATCGTCATGAAGCAATTAGTCTTCTTTATATCGAGATCCAATTCATCTTGGATGCTTAATCCATTCAATCCAGCAAAGATGAATTCATAATCAGGATTAATCTGTTCTACTATGTATTTGTTTATCTTTCTCTGAAGGAACTTCAACATAGGATACAACCCCTTATCTTTCGAATGTTGAAGACGTTCCTTCTGGCTTCCCTCGAACATACCTCCATTTCCGTTGGAACGACTGATGTCCCAACCTATTTCAGTAGGATCGATCGAATATATTGCACAAGACAACTTAATAAGATACTCCATCCAAGAAGTATATTCCATGTCTCGGTTATTCTTCTGCAAGTCTATCCAGTCAACATCCGCTTCAACGACTGGAGTCTTCCATGATTGCATTACTCCGGAAATCATTGATTGCCATTGCTGCCTGAATTGTTGCAACGCTGCTTCATTATTCGTTCCCTTTATCCTCAATAGACCCTTAGGAGCGGATCCTTGACTGAAGAACCGCCTATTATATTCATCACCCCATAACATGGAAGTAACGACGTTAATCAATTCCTCCAATTCAGAACATCCGTATCCATTTGCATGAATGGAAGTGGAAGGATTCCTGACTCCGAAACACAATTCCCACGGATAGAATTCATTCACTTTCATGTTTTGATAAACCTGAACGAATGTAGGATAATATCCATTTATCTTCTTTCCGAAATCATTTCTTGTTTGCCATACGTTTGAACCGCTTCTCTTGAAATACACATTATCGTAATCCTCGGCAAAATATGAATCAGAAATTCTGAATGTTGAAGCGTCCGTTGCCATGAATGACTGCAATTGACCTCTTCTGTTTCGAATACACTCAAACGTCATCTGATCGAATACAAGCGAATCATCAACAATCTTTCTAATAAAGGTATCAAAATCATCATGATCCCAACTCGAAGAAACACCGCAACGCAATATAAAATCCGTTATTCCGTTCGCTATCTTCTTGTCTCTGTTATCCATCTTTTGCTCTACACCAAACCTTGGCTTCTTCCTTATGATGAATCCTGTGGAATATTTACTTTCCTGTGGCTCGGCGAAATCTGCAATCTGATTCTTTCTTGTCTTGATGATGGAATTGATTATAGGAGCCTTTGACATTCTTTTCAACGTTGTGTATGTCAAAGAGAATGGTTTATCTTTGTAACCTAAATTAGAATTGAATTCCAGCGGATCTATGAAGAAGGCTTTCGTCTTTTGTTCATCCTTCTTCATTTCATCAAAAACCTTTGAAGCCTTAATCATATCGTCAGGCGAATCCGACTTCATTGCTTTTTCAAGCGTTCGGAATCGCTTTGCCTTTAACTTTTCTTCAGCAAGTGATATGGCTTCAAGTTGTGCAGAATATTTCCCCATTTTTAAACAAATTAACAAGAAATTTATAACTGCTGAAAAAGAAAATCAGGAGAAGCGTCAATCCCCTCCTGATTCTTTGGCTTAATTACATTAATTAATCGAATTTGTTATAAAAACTAATTCCATCTCAACATTCTCACCATCACACACAAATGGATCTGGAGCAGTACCGCTACTCCATGAAAAACCTACTTGATCCGTCAAAACAGGTCTATACATTATCCCATTTTCCAAACCAACGTGAAACGATTCTCCGTTTTTCGCTTTAAATTCTTGTTCAAACACAATTTCAGGATCAGGATCTTCTATCGTCTCAGGAACTACTCCAAGCAAAGTGAATGTAACTTCATCGTTATTATTTTCAGTCTCACCATTGTGATTCCAAATCTTAACACTGAAATTAAGCGTTGCCCCAGGACTAAGAACAACAATTTCCCGACCTCCGTACATAGTTACACTTAACTCAGAATGATCTTTACAAAAATTACGAAGATCTGTCATTGAAACAACACTTCCACACCTGAATGGAATGGTGTGCTCAAACCAAGTTCCTTTGAAACCATGACAATCCATCAGCGTTATCTGCTCAGAATCAACCGACGTCTGATTAGTTCTAAAAACACATTTAGAACCATCATCTTTTTTGATGAACAATATATCTCTCATACCCTTAAAAATTAATTACTTAATACCGAACAATCTATAACTGCTTAATTTATTCTCTATCTTTCTTAGCAATGACTTATCGAACAATAAGTATTTAATTCCAAGAGCATTGTGTATGACAACAGAATCATCAAAATATTCATTAAGTGTTGTGTTATCATCAAAGAATGTGATTTCGGATCCATCACCCTCTTCGATGTCATTAATCATAAGATCGAACGCATCCATGCTGATTGAATCAGAAACCATGTCTTTCGACAAACACATCATGTCATTGACTGATGTATCAAGTTCCACAGCAATTAATTGAAGATCAACCTCCAATAATTTATCTTTAACATCAACAACTCTCTTTGAAATCATGTTTATAGTGTTTTTGGAATGAATTTCGATCTTTGTTTGCCTTCTCCGATCATCATCTTAAAATATTTCTGGAATTCACATAACCACATCTCTATTTGATGTAATGTTATGTTGCATTCGTTTTTAGTCTCGTAGAAATGTTTTGATTTATTCCAATATAAGTATGGAAAGGAATCAACATTCTTTTCCTTTGCAACCAAAGAAAGCATCGTTTCCGCTTCATCTCTTAGTCTATAGATACCCTCCTTTTGTTCCTTTCCTTTTAGATTAGGGTATATTAACCTAATTCCAACAGACGCTCCTGGACCGACGTTTGTATAATCATTTTGATCGAATCTTATGAACTTTCTGTTCGTGTATCTCGGAATGTACGTAAAATCTTGATAAAATTCGTGAGACATGAAGTCACTTACATTCGGAAGCGTTTCCAAAAACTTGATGATGTCATCAACCTTCTCGAAATTCAATATCACGTTCACGATTTTATCAATGTTCTTGTGAAGAGTAGGAATAACAACTCTCGTGTGATAATAGTCCCTTGAATGGAAACCAGAATGAACAAGATAAGCAGTTGTATAAGGATTTTGACCAACGCTTCTTATTCCCTCTATGAACCTTGAAAACTCGTCCTCATCATATTCATCGTAATCGGGAATACCATTCTTCCATCTGCTTGCTGAAATAAGATCTTTAACGCTGTTAACTTGCCTTTTTATTCCATTCTCTTCATCGAATAAAGAGGTTTGAATCGCCTTACCCCTTACATCAAATGTAAATGTTTCAGGATTGTTGAAAAATCTAAACACCATCATCTTCCACACAAGATTCTTAACCGAAAGTGAAGAATCTGTGATGATGTTCTTTATCAACCACTGACTATTTCTATCCAATTCTCTGTAAACGTTCGTGAATTTGAAATTGTTCAAAATCTCATTGTCCGTCCATGGTCTGCTTTGGTTAAGTAAAAATCTTCTTTTCCAAATCATCTGTCTTTCGAACATTGTTTCAAAAAAAAGTTTTTTATACGGCTCATAAACACTCAAAGACTCATCTGGTAGTTTACTATACCAACTCTTACTTCTTCTTTTACTCATGACTTATTTCTCCTTATTATTAATTCTCTTTTCGCTTCAACAATACCCTTTCCGATCATTTTTATTAATCGTCGTTCAGGCAATTTGATGAATGGTCTTTTGCTTGAATTCATTAACCTTGCTAATCTTGCATTAAGGTTACATTTCCATGGCTTACCATTCGAATAAAACTTTCCACAAACTATTGTCAATAATATAGGGCAATAATCATTTCCCTCAAATCCAACAACCTCGAAATTAGTTTCGCCCCATATACTTCCATCGAAATCTTTAACAATGTCTCCTATTCTGTAATCACTTATCTTCATTTTTGTAAAAAATAAAAGGGGTGAACATTCACCCCTTATTTAAAACTTCATTGCTATGATTTGCTGAGGAGTAAGATCGAATCTCTTATCATCATCAATCTTTTCCAAGACATCGCAAGCCTTTATATCCACCTCTATCATAACTATTCTCCTGACGCACTGGTTGTATTTCAACCTACATTCCGCTTGATTTTTATCTTTCGGATAATTAGTATTCCCACCATCATTAGAAACGGAAGGTGCAAGACAATCATCAGTCGATCCATCATTACTACAATACGTCTCATAATAGCCATACATCTTGAAAGGAATCTTAATGTCATATTCCTTAGCAAGATAAAAATCCAAATCTGCATCTATTTTAGGAGAATCGCCACATTCATCAAGAAGCGTGTTCGCTTCATCAATCGCTTCATCAAGTTTCTTTTCGTAGAGTGGACGCAAAACATCAAAGACCTGTTTCTTTATCTCCCTTCCACTCTTTGAAACACAAACCTTGTTTTGCCCCGATGAAATTGCTTCCATCAAATCAGACTTCTGAATCTGATCTTGATTTTCAAAATCTTTCTCCATAGGTCTTTTTCATTTTATCGTAAACAATCTTAGCGAACCATCCAGCAACAGATCCAACCAAGAAAGAAACTACATTAGACATAGACACCCAGACTGGAACTTTGTGGGTGTAAACAAGCGTCAATATAACTACCAATACAATGACGCACCAAGTGATAATTCTTTTCCTCATGATATAAATTATTTAATTAACATTCCGTAGAAACTCTCCAATGTATATTTACCTTTATACTTGTACGAATCCTTATTCCTATGAATGTCGTCGATCATGTTCACAAGAAGACTCATTCCATTTTCCCCAATGTAATCTGTAGCGTTGTAAACGGAAAGATTCAGCCAAGTCATTTTTAGATTAAAAATTATCTGACCTAATACATCTTCCTCATTCATCTTACTGAATTCGCAAAAACGACTTGCAATCCATCGAGCCAAAGCAATTAAATCACCCCCTCCTGGCTCATCATAGGGTGATAAGAATGATATGAACTTGTCGAAAGCCTTTTGTCCGAATCCGTTTTTTAACTTAGGAATGTTATCTGAAGAATCACCCATTATGACCTTGTACAAAAGAACCTCAAACGGCTTAGTCGGAACAACCTGAATGTCCGTGTCGAGGTACTCGTTCCAGAACACCTCACGCTCCGGAATGCAATAGAACTTCAAATTCTTGGAATTATTGTTGAAGATGGAAACATTCTTGTTCATTATCTGTCTTATATCAGAGTCTCCTGTGATGATCACTAATTCCTCATCCTTACAATATCCAAAGTACAGACTCCACATATACAACAGATCATCACCCTCTGCACCTTGAACTCTGCTTACGATCAAACCTCGATCTCTGAGTAACTTCTCAAACAAATCTATGCAATATAGAAATTGCTTATAGAATGGCTCTTTCACCCTTGTTAAGGCATATTTATAGTCGTCATAAAGTTTATATCTCCAAGACGAACTATCTATTGTGAATATAACTCTCTTAACGTCATCGAATCTTCTTAGCGTTGCACACATATCAATCACACACTTTCTGATAAGAATCTGCTGATTTTCTTGATCGGACAAAACTTCGCACATATCCTGATTCTTATAGTAAGAAGAGAACACGCTAAATGTTTTGTGAAACAAGTAATTTCCGTCAAAAAGAACATTCATAATGAAATCCTCCCTTCCACATTATTAGAATCTATTTGTTTATTTATCTGAACCATTCTTCCATCCGTATAACCAATGTTTCTTGCTGAAGATTGATCTCCAAAAGTTCTTTTTGAAGTTCTTGATCTACCAATGTTCTCATTCACATACTTCTTGATCATGGAATCGTTACAAACAACAAGGGAAGTTACCTTTTCTCCAAGATTCTTTTTCTCATACTCCCTTTCAGCATTCATCTTAGCATTAAGACCATCAGTGCAACCGATCAAGTAATTTCTCTGAAATTTATGCTTTGTTATCTTGTTGATGGAATATTCTTCCGACTTCTTATATTCATCCCATCTTTTCTCGGACAATTTTACAAACTTTTCTGACAGGAACTTCGTCATCCATAACACGTTTTCAACATTCTCTTTTTTTCCTACGACTAATAGTCTTTTATAAGAATTTCCGTAGTAATAACACTTGCAGAACGAATACATACAAACGACGGAAGTAAGTCGTTCCTCCCACCAACCTCCACAAGAATAATTTTCCCCAGAAAGATGCAAGTGAATTATGTCGTCATTAACGTTTTCATCATCAATCTTTATATCTTCCATCGACAAGTTATGCAACGTCAATAACCTTTGAATTGCAATTGCTGCCGCTTCCGCTTCACCCTCGGAATTGACTTCTTTTGCTGAATCATACAACTTCTGCAACTTCTGCAATTTTTTAAGAACCGAATCTAAATTCTCATTGTTAGTATCCATATTTTATATCTTTTTATTTATTAACGTTGCTAAAAATGACACTACTTTCTCAAGCAATGCCATTCAAGTTACAAGGAGACAACGTGTTAAATGTTCAAAATTAAATTATTCTGTTCGGCAAGTTGAACTAATGTTGACTCCTTAGGAATCCATCCACATACAAATATTATCTTACTCCCGTACTTCAATCCCTCTTTATACCAAGCGTCTGTGAAGGCTCTAAACTTTTTATCACGATAAACATCAAAATCTGAAACTGAAACTTCCCACCAACCCATGTCTGTCTTGTAAGCATAACAAATTATGTTGGGAAATAACCTTTCAATGATTTTGATTATCTTCAAAATAAACGACTCAATCATCGATCTTATCCCTTAATAATTTCAAATGTATTAATTCGTCTGCAATCAATTTTGAAAGTAACTTTAAAGCAATTTCCGTTGTTTTGGATTCTGGAATTTTTAAAATCTTGCTTTTAAGTTCTTCATAGAAATCTATCGTTTTCTTTTCACCATCAATCGCAATTTGTATTGCTTCCTTTGCATTACTTCCTAACCTTACTCCAGAACTCTTATGTTTTTGGTCTACCTTTCCACCAATCTTGATGACGAATTCCATTAACTTTCCGTAATGCTTCATCTCGGTCAAACCTATTCCAAGCATCAGTTCACCAATCTCTTCGAACATGGATTTTTGACCAACATACATGTTTATTGCAGTTAATTCCGAAAAGTCATTATCACCATTCATTATCGGATAAAACCATTCTGCAATGACACCATCATCTTTCTTTGCCGAATCAAAACTTGGATATTCAACCTCAGAATCAACGAACTTCATCACTTCTACAAGGTTGTCAGCCATTTCGTCAACATAATTTTTCTTACTCATATTTCTTCAATTCTTTTAATGCAAATTCCAATGTCTGTTCAGAAGTGAAATTTTCAGAATCAAGATTTATCACATCCACAAATTCAGTCAACTCACATTTCTTCCGAATGCTTCGTGTCTGATTAACCTTTGCTCTGATGTTATCCAACTTCTTGTCTGTTATATCATATTCGTCTTTACCTCGTTTTAGCACACGATCTCTTAACCTCATATAATTTGCCCACAATCTCAAATTCAAATGTATGAGTATGAATCTGCAATTGTTATTCAAGCATATCTCACACAACGGCAATATCCACTTAGCACTTGTCTGTGAACCTTCCAATATTATAGTATCATAATTCTTTACAAGCAATTCAACGTTATTGATCGCACCATCTTTTTTAAGTCTACCGAATGATTGATCCAATCCGTTACACTGACCATTCGTCAAACAATTACCCAAAGAAGCAAGTCTTCCGCAATCAACATATTCAACCCCCTCCTCTTTTACAAGTTTAGGCTCACTCGTCTTTAATTCTCTAATAAGTCCATCTCTCAGTGTGCTTTTGCCACTTGCCATTCCTCCAAGAATCCATATTAACCTTTTCATATTACATCTTTTTCTTTAATTAACATTGCTAAATAAATGCGTATTTGAATCCGGTCGTGATTAAATTAGCACCCAATTTAGCGAGCCAAAACGATGAAGAGATATCATCATGCTCACCAACCGATTCAAGTCCCTTATCAGTAAACGCAACCGAACCTAAATCCGAGAATATCAAATCTTTAACGTTACGTGAATATTCATCACCGATCGGAATGTGAATCTTACCCCTCTCGAAATCTATTGCAAGTCCTGGCCAACCACTCTTCAAATCATACTTATCTATTCCAGTCGTATGACCCACAACTGGAAGACCCTTTCTATCACTTTCTTGAACGAAGATTTCCTGAAAAGTGTTATCCTCCATTATTATCGTGTTCGGTCTGAAGCGTGCGTTTATTCCTCTTAGAACCTGCATCTGCTCATGAAATGTTCTACCCTTATCGCGATAAAAGTTGATCAACCACCGCTCACCAGTCTCATCGTCAACTCCCCATGTCGTAAATACGGCATAGTCGCTTCCAACGTTCGCTGAAATTGCAAAGTCGCATCCTGTTATGACCTTGTTGAATTTTATCGGGAAATCATCTCTATTCTTAACTAAGACGTAATTTTCCATTCTTACCAATGAACGCTCCAAAACCTTTAACGGGAATATGGAAGACTCATTTGTGATAGGTCTACAAAGATTCTCTCTACTGAAAATTATGTTTCCCTGCGTTGCACGCTTATCCATCAAATCCCTGAAACTCCATCTGTTAGACCACAGAATTCTTCCATCCGGAAATATTGCAGGATATTCTATCACGAACCATCCATTCTCATTATTCGTTGCAGATATACTCTTACTTTTCAAGTCACCATAAAGATCTGAAGCGTGAAACGGAGTTCCAACAACTATTATCTGACCTCCCGGAACAAGCATGTTCATTATCACAGCGTGAAAATAGTCTATTGACTTCTGTCTCTGTAATGCGCTGTATATCACGTTATCCTTCAATCCGTCATCCACAACTATCCAATAAGGGTGAGCACCACGAACGGAAGATCCGAATCCCTTGCAGGTTAATCTTGCACCATTCTTACATACTATGTTTGTGCTTGCCCAAGCACCGCTATTCTTGGATTCAGGCATCAAACGCTCTTTAAGAACATCATTCCCTTCTATTGTACCTTTAAGAATTTCCATCAGATCAACGGATTGCTGAAGGGAGAATGAAAACAGATATCCTCTGTTTGAGTTACTTTTTGACGGACGTGTTGAGAATACTGAAGAATTAGGTCTGGAATAAGAGTACAACTTCCATATTGCATAAGCATTGGAAAAGTAATACGACTTTCCGTGGTCACGTGCTGCCTCTATGCACAATTTATTGTATCTGTGAACCAGATCACCCCATTCTATGTGATGTTGCGATAATTGAAAATCCGGAAGAACTGATGTGATGAAATACGTTAAATTCTTACATCTTAGAACCTCTTCAACCGAATCACTCAATCTGCTTATATACTTAGGTGAGAAATCTATTCCGAAGTCTCCTGTGAACATCACCTTGTAAACATCTGACATGAGGTTATCTATGACCCAATCAAGATCTCCATCAGAACCCTGCATAAGTTCCAATATACCTCTTTCGTCAAGATTATCTATTATCTCCTCAACGATAGATAAGCACTCTTGTCTGTGCATTGGTGATGTTAACACATTAGACTCCATTAATCACTCAATCCTAATTTCTCTAAAACGAAATTCTTAAACTTATTCTTCAATTCAGACTTCTCATCATCACTTACATCAAGATCATCAACAACCGAATTGTATTTCTGTACATCAACGTAAAAGTCAAAAGATCGATTGAATACATCATCTTCTATTGAACTCATTATCTCCTTATTGTCGAAATTAAATCTGAATTCGACATTCTTGTCCAAGAATTCAACATAACCGAATGTATTGAGAACATCAAGCAACCTTTTGGCTTCTGAATGACTCATTCCAGTCAACCTTGTGACATCTGTTCTTTTGAATCTGAAATCATCATCTTCATAAACGCAGTCACCTGAAAGAATCTTGAATAACTTCAACGCTTGCTTCCTTGCCTTATCTCTATTGGTTTTATTGTTCAAAAATTCTTGAATGTTATTGCTACTCTTGGAGTCCACATAATCATCGATCACCTTATCTTCAAGCGTCACAACGTTCATGGAATTATCCTTCGCAATCTTTACACATTCCGCATAAACATTCTTATTTAGACAACCAATGATAATGACTGAATTTCTTGGATCCGTCTTATCGATATCCTTAACTTTTTGTACATTTATCTCTCCCATAACCTTTATTTTTGACATTTGAATTCAAAAAAATCGCTGCCGATCGCTCTACTGACATTCGATGAGGTTGTAACACCCTTTCTCCTTAATTGTCTTTGAAACCATCTCAAAAGTTCGCACGTTGCCTCAACATCATTCATCGCTCCGTGAGCGTCTGTTAATCTTATACCTGCCCTTTCACATGAAGCGGTTAAATTCGTCTTTTCATCCTTCGTGACGCACCATGCTAATTTAGCCAATCCCCACGTATCTATGAAATTAGGAAACATCCATTCACTCATGCTTTTTTTATTCTCCAACTTCAATGCATGATTAATGAATGAGATATCGAACGTGACATTATGACCAACTGGAACAAGCCTTCCCATCTCCTTGATTCTACATTTAACTCTGTGGCTTTCCCAGAATTCTATTGCAGTTGAAATGAAGTTCTTTAGATTCATTCCGGAATTAACGTCTGACATCTTAACCATTGTGGAATCAAGAGCCTGCTTCTCTATTATCAAATCCCCATAAGGTTTCACGAACGTTTCCCATCTGTCCAACTCCTTCAAGGTTGATCCATCCAAAATGACGGCTGCGTATTGTGTTATCGGATTCTTTTTTGGATCCAACCCTCCTGTCTCACAATCAAATACAATGTAATTACTCTTAATCATTTCTTCAATTCGTTAAAATAAGACCTCAAGAACGTGTTTTTAACACTCCATGAACCATCACCACCCTTTCTATAGATCACAACGAATTTCTTTCTAAAATCGTCTAATTTCGTTGCCGAACTATTATCCGGAACCTGCTCTTCAAGCGGTGCAACCTTAACAACCTCTCCTGGAACGAGCGGAAAGATTAAAAACTTGTTAATGTTTAAGATCTTATCTATGTCCTTAGACACTCTCAAAAATTTTGGAATCATTTTTCCCGAGTTTACAGCATTCATTTTTCTTAAAAGATTAGTTTATACAATTTACATAAATAAACGTTGCTAAACGAAATAAACACGGATTGCAAAAACGCTTTCCGTGTTTATCTAACAACTGAAATATAAAAATGGAATTACTTCTTTGAAGCCTTCTTGTCGCTAATCACCTTCTTGATGGAATCAATCGGCTTGAATGTAAGTGTGTGGCTCTCTGGAATGTCCAATTTTGCCTTCGTCAATGGGTTAATACCTTGTCTTGCGGAATTGACTTTTTGCTTGAACCTTCCGATCGTAGGAAGATTAACCTCTCCACCTTTCTCTACACACTCGTCCAAAACAACCTCCTGGAATGTGTCGATTACATCTTCTACAATCTCCTTTTTAACCTTCAATTTCTCAGAAATTGCACTAATTAATTCTTTCTTTTTCATTTCAATAAAATTTTTAGTTAAACATATAAAACACGTTAATTAACGCTGCAAAATCAAATATTTAAAAAATTCACACCCTCGTCTTCAAGAATCTGAAGTAAGTTATTCCAGACGTCATCACGCTTCTCTGCCTTCATGTACCAAAGATCAACATTCGTCTTACTGACTTGCTGAGATTGATCCATGTTTCTATTGATCGAAATTCCATATTCCATGTGAGGATATGGTTTTTCAACATACTTTTGCGTTTTCTCTATGGAACGAACGTCTGAAGCGGATAGGACAACACCCCCTCCGTTGAAGTTTATCATCGTTCTGCTCAATTTTTTCTTTTCTTCATCCATATCAATCTATCAATTTAAAGGAATATATAAAGACATACGGATTCTTATTCCAAACGTCATATCCGCATAATTTGTTCATCATCTTTGAGAATGTTTCCTTCGAATTCTTTGACAAGCCGTTCAAAATCTCCTTTGTCTTAACATCATCATAATAATAGAACATCTTTCTTTTTCCCTTCTCATCAAATTTAACGACTCTGCTTATTCCCTCCAAAATGCACTCACACGGATTTATTGATTTCAGTGAATCGATCCAGACATCCGTGATCTTAATGTGATGGGGCATTAATTCAGACTTCACATACATCTTATTCTTCCAACCACGAGTGCCCTCATACTCCTTCACAATCTGAGCCTTATAACTTCCGATACTTCTATAATAGTAGTAAGCACTCTCGTAAGATTGCGCAATCGCAACCACCTCATCCATCTTATATGGACTGGAGTTAAACACCTGCTCCTCAATTACATCAAATTTAACGTTTTTCCTGCAACCGATCTTCTTCATAACCTTAGAAAGAAATCTGAGAGTTATAATTCTGCGTGTTGTGGTCTTTCTTCCACTCAAAACCTTGGATGTCAATAGAAATCTGTCATTGAACATTATTTTCTTCATTGCCTATTTGTTTAATTTTCTTAAGACATCATTCTTCCACGCTTCCTCATTCATCTGCTTTTTTAAAGACTTTCAAACTTCACAGCCTAAAAGTCTTAATATGAACAATAAATTAAATTTTCAATCACATATTTATTAACCTTGCTAAGATTCATAAAACAATATTCTTCACAAATAAAACAATGAGAGTAATCACAATTCCAGAAACAAAAATCTTTAGAATCGTGATCATGAATTCCGTCAACTTCAACTGATAATCATCATCCTTCGCAAAAGATGACAAAAAGAACAAAATTGCAAAAGTAAGAAAACTCATGATATCTATCGTTATTAGAGCGTTAAACAATTTCTCCATATTAATCACCTCCCTCCAATCGTCTATCCATTATTTTCAGATCCTTGAAATGTGAATTCTGGATCATTAATCGTATCTTCAATCCCACTTCTCTATCACATGCACTTCTGTTGATGTAGAGTCTTATGAGATCGAACAAATCATCAGAATCCTGACAAGCGGAATCAGCGTCTTTTAGTCTATAAACTATTCTACTGAAATCCTTAACACGCACACGAGCATTCCTAAGATCATTAAGCAACAATCTATGATCACGCTTCACGTCGTGACGTATGCCCTTACATTGACCGCTCTTTTTGAGGTTGCTTTCGGCTTCCCTGATTAGGTAGTCTGAGAGTTCGGTTAATATCAGGGCAATTGATATCTGAACCCTTCCTAACCTTATGTCCTCTTTTTGATCGAACGTCAATTCAATCTTTTCTTTCATTATATTGTCGAACTCGTCGATACTCACGTTCTTATTTTGTTTATTATCCATAATTTTCTTTTTTAAAAAATGCAACTCCGTTTGTTCTCACGAATGAAGAGTTGCCAAACTGACATACTAACTAAAATCTATCAATAACAATTTAATAACAATCTTCTTCATCATCTTCTTCATCAGTTTCAAAATAACAATCGTCGTCATCAAAACCGCCATCAACCATATTCTTGATTGTATAACCTATTGCAATTATCCATAGAACGAATAAAATGCAAACTACTGACACTGCTATCGTAACACTCAACATAATCTCTAATTGAATAAGCAATCGTTATTTTTACATTTTTCACAATCGACTCTGGAGCAATCGAAATCATTTTTGTAGTTTCCGTTCTCCTGAATCTCACACACAACGTTCTGAAGCGTCACCAAAGCAACCCCTCCGCCAAAGAATCCTATGAAGAATCCTGCTGCGAATATTATTGCCGTTAAAATCATTTTAATCTTCTTTTTCATTTCATTCAAATTTATATTTGCGCAATGGTGAGGACTCGAACCTCACTCGTTGATGTGCGTAAAAAATTCCAAGCCAAGAATTCAGAATCGCAAAATATGTTAATGTGTATATCTTACTTCATGGATGCAAGCAAAACACACATCCATATGAGTGACTCTTCACTTCATCATTGCTTTT